CACGAACTTCAAGGTCCCAAATGGGCTGATATAAACATCCACCACATTTACAATCTCGCGTGACTTACCAAAATCACGATGACGCGACGCATCATCAATAAATCCTGCAACCGTTGTGGCATAGCCTGACGGGATCATTGCAATATCAGCGTCCGATCCGTTGTCATACATTGTTTGATGCAAGCCAAGAATGTCTTGCTCCAACTGTGCACTTGTCAGACCGCCTTGGGCAGTTTCAGTCACTTTAACTTGCGTTGCAGTTGGAGTTGCGCTTGATGCAACGGTTGTGTCAATGACAGTGCCCATAGATGCAATATGATCAGAAGAAATCATTGCAGCTGCAGACTTCATCTGACGCTCAGCGCCTGATTGATATGCACCCGCCGTTGTAACGTCTGTTTGAGACGCATCAACATCTGTTGGCGCACGTCCTCCACCGACTTCATGCACAAACGCAAATTCCAAATCGCGCTTAATTTCCTTCATTTTTTTGGCGAGTTGCAGGGCCGTTTCCTTGGCACGACCATAAGTTTTCACCGCATCCGACGTGTTTGAAATCACACAAGCCTTGGAAAGGATCTGCGTATTGTTTTCGCGCATAACAGTTGGAGTAAGAGCAAGAAATGTTGCATCCACACCTTCGTGCTGTTTGTTCACAGCCGCATTAGCAAGTGAATCCTCTTGCCATTCATGTGTGCGCCCAGACATTTTCTCTGACTTAACCAAAGTTGTAAAAGGCGTATCAAAGGGCGTTATATTGCTGATCAAATCAGAAACATCTTCTGCCTTCCCGATTTGCTTGTAGGTTGTATATAGCTGCGTTGTACTCGCAGGTACTGCTGTTGACATTGGTCATTTCCTTATAAGAGGTTAATTTTCACCCCAGCGGATCATCATCGCTTCTGCAAGGTCATGAGGATCGCTTGAGGTTAGGTTGCGAACCGCCTCATTAGAACGCTTGATCCTATCTTCTTGGCCGTCTGCTCGCTTTGGCGCTTTTCGACCCTGAAGAACTGTTTTGTTTTGCTTGGAACGAATAACTTTGGCTGATTTTTTCTTCGCCTCAGCAACCGTCTTTCCCTCATCATAAAGGCGCGCTTTATTCAAAAGGAGCAACACATTTGGATCAACATATTGGTCTACCTCTTCTTGAGCCAGACCCTGCGCAACCGCGTAAGAACGAATGGAATTATACAAATCATCCCCCCAATCAGGGAGCTTGTCTTGCAAAACCTTCACACAGTCCTGTGCAGCCTTTTGGCGTTCTTCAGCCATTTGCTTTTGTGCGTTTTCGTAAAACTGCTTGGCGTCTTGCTGGAGGAATTTTAGATCTTCCTCGGCTGCCCGTGCCTGTTCCCGAAACGTCGCAAAATCATCCGGTGACATTTGCCGAGACGCAACAAGCATATCAACTTCTTGATAGGGCTTCATGCGCGCCTCTGCGCGTTCCAATAGTTGGCGATAGGAGTGGTCAGCGTTGGCAAGGGCTGCCTCTGCAGCTTTGCGCTTTTCTGCCACTTCTTGAGACTTTCTGGTTAGAGATGCCTCTTGACCGTAAAGCCGCTTTAAATCTTTCAAGGATGCCTGTTTGGTTTCCCCATCCGCCACCAACTCAACGATGTGATCATCATCAAGCTCAATAACATCAGGTTCCTCCTCTTCCCCAGGGTCCTCGCCATCTTCAAGCGTATCTTCTTGGTCTTCTTCATCTTCCTCGGCAGGTTCCTCAGTCTCTTCGGAAACCTCTTCGGTCAGCTCCTCTTCTTCCTGAGGCGTTGGCTCATCCTGAGCGACACCCCAATTCTGAAGAATAGCCTCTGATGCATCATCTACATCAGCATAAAGTGGTGCATCATCGACGTTACTCATGGTCGGCACCGCTTTCTTGATTGTCCAAAATCTGATCTTTTATTTGAACTTGTTGGTTTAACAAAGCGTTGATGTCATTCATCGCACGCATTAGGTAATAAGCGGACTCGCGTTCATCTCTTTGAGAGGGCTTGCTCACTGCCCAATGTTGGATCGCGCCGTTTTGAACAAGTGCAAAGGTATCTTTCCACGCCTTGCTGTTCAGTAATTCCTGTGCGCCCATGCCGCGCTCTATTTGCTCTTGGCTCTCATTGTCTTGCGTCATTTAAACGTCCTTTATGTTGGATGGTTTATCCGGTTGGTGATGCAATTGCCCTGACATCCTCTGCCGATTTGGCAATTTCTAGTTCAGCCTTATCCACCATTTCTTTGTGGACTTGCTGCTGCTCTTTGAGATCCATTCCATCTGATTGGATCGCAAAGTTCTGTTGGCTCTTGAGTTGCTCAAGTTCCTGTTTCATTTGCGCCATTTGTGCGTCAACCTGCGCTTTCATTTCTGCAACCACTGTCTGACGCTCTTGCAATTCGAGCTGCTTGGCTTGTGCTTGCAGTGCCATTTCCTGCGCTGGATCCGGGGGCGGTGGCGGCACTTGATCAGGAGGCGTCAAGTAATCAGTGACATTTTTGATCCCGTTTTGTTCCATATATTGCGTCATCAATTTATGTTGATTTGGCATTTGATACATTTGTGAGAGAACTGGATCCTGGCTCATCAGCTGATGCAGCATAAGGAACTTTTCCGCCTCGCGTTGCTGCTCGCCATATCCCAGGTGCAACTCAACAGACACATCTCGCTTTGAAGCCCATTCAGAGGGTTTAACCTCAACAAACTCCCCCGCCAGCTCAACGATCTTCTCATAAGGCTCGTTTTCAACACAAAGCTGATAAATCTCAGAAAACAGATCTTTCATGAATGTGTTGGCAAAATTGCGTGCAATAATTTTTTGACGCTGTTGCGACATCGTTGCGAGTTGCTCGATCATAGCGGCCGAGTTTTGTTTGCTGACCGCATCTTTGTTTAAGCCCTGACTTAACCGAGAGACCCCTGTGCTTTCCTCTTTATCCTCATCAAGCATCTGAATGGTCTGAAAAATAAAGGGGTTCAAAGGGGCTTGCTGAATGGGCAAAATCGCATCTGGACGAGTAACGTTCACAATGCCGCCCACACGGTTGTCAGTGAGCTCTCTGGGGTTTGTCAAACCCCCCTTTGTCACGGCATAGCGCGGGTTGTTCGTAACAACAGCGTGATCAAGAATGGAGCGCGTCAACACCGTGCGCGCGTTTTGAATTGGTATGACCTTTGCGGCGTAGTTATTGCCAAAGAACGCATGCGGAATGGGCAAAGGCACAAAGGCAACAAAGGGTCTGCGATTAACACGGGATTTTTCCAGCAACCTGTTTCCCGCAATGCACACCTTCCAGAGCTCAGCAATACCCGTGCCCTCAATGTCCATTTTAACGTAGGCCTCATAGACCGTAATGAGACGCGTTTGCTCTTGCATCTCATCCCCCTCAATGTGGGTGTCTCCTATGCCTTGATGGCGCAGATGTTTTTCGTGCTCGTTATAATCGTTTTCGTCTGTCCCAAGTTTGCTCAGAATTTTCTCATCATATCCCATCATGCGCAGATCACTTAAGGACAGTTGCGTTTTATGGGCACAGAAGGTCACATCTAAGGACTTTGCTTGCGGTTCTATTAAAAATTCTTCCGGAGCGATGTTCTCTAGGCACACTTGCGAGGTGTCCTTGTAAACCCGTAGGTCACCGCTAAAGAGACCAAGCTCATCCTGCTCAACCTCTTCAATCTCAACACTGTCCTCAACCAGCAAACTGTCCAGCTCATCCTCAGTGAGATCTTGAACGGGCTCCAGATAGCTTTCTTGCATGGTCTTCCAAAACACTTTGACAAGTCCCGCCCGCGCGGTCAGCCCGTCCTGAATGGCCGCTTGCATAATCGAAAACAAATTGTTTTGACGATGCGCAACAAAATCCGTGTAACTTGTGCACACTTCCGCCTTTTGCACATCATCTGCATTTTCAGGCGCAAATTTTACCGTGCGCGTCCCTGCTGCAAATGTTTCCAAGAGCGACGCTTTTAAACTTTCCACAGCGTCGTAAACGTCCAATGACACATAACGAGAGTTACCCGAATGGTGTGGACGTGGCAGCTCCCCATTGTAAAACTGCAATACCTCTTCACGCTCCTTTGAGAGCAACGTGTCATAATACCCAACAGAGCGTCGGGCATGTTCCATCACCATACTAATCAATTCACGATCAGAAAGAGCTTTATATTCTGTCATTATCAAACCATCTCAATGTAGAATTCATCCGTGCTCTCAATAGGATCCCAAGCGCCCTGATGAATGTGATTGGCCAAAGCAAGCGCCATGACGCAATCGTCAAAACTTCCCTGTTCCGCTTCCATCTGGCCTGTATCAGTCACGATATATGTGAGCATCTCGCGCAGGGTGGTCTTATCGTTAAGCTCCAGCTCATTGCCGCGCATGGCCGCGCGAAGTTGATCGATGATAAGCGGTTTTGTTTTCACCGATGTCGTAAACCCAAGCTTGATGGTTTCCTTGTCCATCAGCTTGTCATATTGCGTGTCTGTGTAGAAATTTGGATACGCATAGTCTTTGCCAAGTCGCGTACAGGTCAAAATGCCATGCGCGTTGTTTTCGCAAATGATATAGGCAAAATTGTAAAGCTTGCCCAAAGCAAGCAAAACATCCGCAAAGTAATCTGGATGCACATGTCCACGCCAAGTTGCAACCTGACGCTTTTTACTGTCAAGCACCTGCGCAACCGAATAGTCACCATTGCGCACGCCCATGGCAACATCCGCACCAATGACATATTGCTCACCCGGATCAATGGGGCGATAAACAAGCAATTCCCCTCGCCTGTCCTCGCTAAACTCTTGACCCAGCAAACCAAGGCGGCTCTCAATATCGCGCGTGTGCTCAAGGCGCTGCACGATTTGCTCAGAATTAAAAACAGGCCGTCCTGTCGTAAGAAACGCCTCATCTGGATAAGACGGATATTCCTGACGAAACAAATCCAATCCATTGGTAGCTATCTTGCGGCGACGCCACAGCAATTGCGCGCGATCAAGCTGATATTTCTGTGCCAGTTCCTCTTCGTCTGGTGTCAGCTCAAATTCCGTCTCAACCTCTTCACGATACTCAGGGTCTGCAAACCACGGAATAAACACTGGAACAAACCCGTTGGTGCCCTCCACGGCCCCTTTCCATAGATCATAAAATACGCCCGACACACCGTTGGCCGTCGACTCAACAAACACCGCCGTACCTTTTGTGTTCGGCACCGCCTGGATCAAACCATTCCAAAGCTCTTGTGCTGTGTTTTTTGGCCAAAACGCCATTTCTGAGGCATGTACATGTGTCAGCGTTTCACCGCGCCCCACAGACTCACCACCCGCCGTTGCAACCACATAGGAACTGTCCAAAACATCAAAGGTCAGCTCTCGGCGCGAGCTGTACTTTGTATGCGGCTTTAAAATCTCCGGACATTGATCATGAAAGCGCTTTGTCATGTCAAACAGCGCACGCGTTGAATCCCCATGGTGTGTAATAACCATGGCTTTGCGCGCCTTATGCTGACTTACGGAATAATAAAGATATCCACCTGTGTACGTTGAAAGACCTTGCTGACGCGCTTTTAAAATAATGACGCGCACTTTGCCTTCGCTCTTTAATTGATTAACAACCGCCTCATCGAGAATTTGCTGTGCATTGTTAAGTTTGAGGGGCGAAATTTCTCCCGCCTTTGTTCTGATTTTTAACGCATTGGCTGCATAAAACTGAAACTCATCGCGCAGCCGTTTGCGTACCGCTTTTAATTTGGGGTCCATCAGTCATCATCTTCAACCAAAGAAAGCAAAAAGTCCTCCGCGCGATGCACCGCAACCTCCGAGCGTGCAACTGGTTTGGACTTCGTAAATTCCAACACCACTTTGGTCGCTTTAAGACGATCCGCATCACTGCCAGGTGTCATCATTATTTCCGCAGCCGTCTCTAGGGCTTGACGTGCGTATTCTTCATTTACGTCAAATTTTTCGACAAGTTCCTGCTTTGGCATTTCTTTCTCAATCATTCTCTTTGCCCTCAATTTTGCATTGTGACGCAAGACATCCATCACATCTTTAGAATACCCATTTGCCACACCCTTGCGCCCCGCCGTCTTCCCCGCTTGAGAACAATACTTTAACTGCTGCTTTCGACCCTCCTCAGAGCGCCACTGCTTGCTAAAGTAATGCGTTTCAGGATTTGCTTTGGTCGGAGCCTCTCTTTTTACATTGAGACATCCTGTTTTTGGATTTTTCTCTGGCTTATATTTCTTGATATATTTTTTGTATTCTTGACGTGCCGCCAATGCCTTGTGATAGGCCTTCACCAGTTGATGCACATGCTGTTTTGATGTTCCAAGAAGCTTCGCAACTTTGCCGTAGGACCCAAGCTTGTTGTAGAGCAAAAACATACGTCTTTGCTGCACTGTGATGTCCCTTGGCTTACGCATTAGGCTACAAACCTTTCTTGCTCATCCTCTTCCCCTTGAAAGAGCATCGCCATCATGGCTGCAACGGCCACGCCAATTGGATGCGCGTAGAACTGAAGCTTTGGATTTTTGGCTGCACGGAAGTTTTCCGCAATCAGCTTGGTCGTTTCTGGCATAAGCTTTTTTGCAAGCTTGGGATTGATTAAATACACCCAAAGCGGATCTACAGCAAACTCTGATCTTTGCTGATAATACGCCCGATAGGGTCGCATGTACTCCATGTCGATCTCTTGCATCCTTGCATCAATGACATCTGATGGAGCGCCTTCTTGCTGCATCATGCTGCGCAATTGCTCCTTTTGCGCCATCTTTTCCCGTGTTGCGCGCACGGAGCGCTTTTCTTCAGGATTTAAAACCGTTGCAACATCACGATTTTCTTGCAGATCAATAATCTCGTCTCTGACAGTTGCCTTTGTTGCATCCGTTCTATCATTGATAATACCATCAATAACCGCTTCCCAGTTATTGTTGCTCATCAATGCAGCAGAGGTATACTGATTAGACCCGTCAAAGGACCCTTTGGCGATGCCATGTGAGGCTTCATGCAAAAACGTCGAAAGCGCATCAATAGATGTGATTTTTTGACCGCTAGGCAGCTGCGCCCCTGGCAATAATCCAAACACACGTCCTGACGCCCCTTTTTGCGAAGAGCGAAACAAACCCCGAATATTGCGGTTTTTATCAACTTTATGACCCGCCACAGACAGCATGTCTTCGTAATTTCGAAACAACTCAACCGTTTGACCAAGCGCTGCAGAAAGCTTAGCCGCTGTCTCCAAATCTTGTATGCCGTTTTCAAATTCACCGCCCGGCTCGCCAATGTTAAAGAGCGCGCGCACAGGGGGAGCTTCTTCTTTTACCGCACTTAAAACTGGTGGCGTTGATACTTTTGGTTGCTGTAAGACAGGCGCTGCCAGTGTTTCTTGCTGTGCTTCTTGCGGGGCTTCTTTCGGTTGGCTTAGAGCCGGCGGGTCAGTGTCCAACTCAGTTTCACTGGGCTGATTTAACACCTCGCTCAAGGCCGGTTGCGCGGGTGCATCCATGTCAATACTTGCCATCGCTTCTTCGAAGGAAATCTCTGGATTTTCAAACTTTGGCGCTGACATATTGCGCATTTGCTGCATCTGAACACGCTCACGGTACGGTTTTACGTACGTGTCAATTGCGGCCTCATCCACACCGTCGTTTTTAAGACTGTCAATCATGTAGTCTAAAGAGGGCACAGGATTGCTGAGAGGCTGCGCCAACGCGTCCATGGTCACTTCAAGCAAGGCCTTGTCGCGTGCCGTGATGTCCATATCGGAGAGCATGTCATTTTTTAGACGCGCGGCCATTGCTTGATTG